TCCGCGGCGTGTCGATCGGCTTCCGGCCGCTCAAGAAAGGCATGAAAGCCCTGAAGGACGGCGGGCTCCACTTCACCAAGACCGAAATCGTGGAGCTGTCCCTTGTCACTGTTCCGGCGAATGTCGAGGCAACGATCCTGGCGATCAAGTCGCTCGACGCGCCGCACCTGGCCGCGTTTGGCCCTGACCCTGCCGGCGTTGCGGCACTGCCCGTTGTTCGCGCCGACAAGGCGGCGCCACGCATGGCCACACAGACCACGACCGAACGCATCACGCAATTCGAGAACACGCGGGCCGCCAAAGTCGGGCGCATGACGACGATCATGGACGAGGCCGACGGCATCACGCTCGACGAGGCGCAGACGAAGGAATACGACGAGCTCGACGGCGAAGTGAAATCGATCGATGCCCACCTGGTGCGGATGCGCGCCCTCGAAAAGACGCAACTGACGGCGGCGAAGCCGGCGCCCGACCCGCTGGTGAAACTGAGCGAGCGCGTCCCCGTCATCACCGTGAAATCGGCACTGCCGCCGGGCACCGCCATGACGCGCGTCATCATGGCGAGAGCGGCGACGAAGGGCGATTCGTGGGCGGCCATCGAATACGCCAAGCAGTGGGAGGACTCGACGCCGGAAGTGGCGCTCTTCCTCAAGGCCGCCGTAGCGGCCGGCACGACGACGACGCCGGCATGGGCCGGCTATCTGGCGCAGTACGCCAATCTGCAAAACGAGTTCCTCGAGCTGCTGCGCCCAGCCACGATCATCGGCAAGATTCCCGGGCTGCGGCGCGTGCCGTTCAACACGCGCGTACCGGCGCAAACCGCCGGCGGCACCTACGGCTGGGTGGGGCAGGCCAAGCCGAAGCCAGTGACGGCACTGACCTTCGCCCAGGTGCAGCTCGATATCGCCAAGGCCGCCGGCATCATCGTACTGACCGAGGAACTGGTCCGCACCTCGACGCCCTCGGCCGAGGCCATCGTGCGCGCCGACATGATTGCCGGGATCGCGCAGTTCCTTGACGCGCAGTTTATTGATCCGTCGGTGGCCGCCGTTGCTGATACGAATCCGGCCTCGATCACCAACGGGCTGACGCCCATCACGTCGGCCGATGATGCGCTCGTCGATTTGCACGCCATCCTGGCCGCGTTCTCGGCGGGCAACGTCCCGCTGGCGGGCGTGACGCTCATCATGAGCGAGACCAACGCGCTCGGCATGGGCATGCTGCGCGATGCGATGGGCAATCGCATGTTCCCGAACGTCGGCCCGACGGGCGGCAGCGCCGAAGGGATCACCATCATCACCAGCAACACGGCGGGCACCAACGTCATCGCGCTGCAGCCGTCGGCGGTGCTCTATGCCGACGACGGCGGCGTGATGATCGACGTGTCGCGCGAGGCCTCGGTGCAGATGGACTCGGCGCCGGCGAGTCCCGCCGATGCGACGACGGTGCTCGTGAGCCTCTGGCAGAACAACCTGGTCGGGTTGCGCGCGGAACGGTGGATCAACTGGAAGCGCGGCCGCGATGCCGCGGTGCAGCTCGTGACGGGCGCCTCGTATGCGCCCGCGGCCGCCGCGCTGGCGGCGCGGAGTGGTGGGGCGGCGCCTGCGGCCACGGCCTCGAAGAACAAGTCGGATCGCTAAATGCGCCTGTTCGGGTACGAGCTCACGCTGACGAAAGCGGCGCCGCCGCTGCAGCCCCTGGCCACCAGCAGCTGGTGGAACCGGGGCGGCGGCTGGTGGCCGCTGACGGTGCGTGAGCCGTACACCGGCGCGTGGCAACTGAACGAGGAGCTGCGCGCCGAGTCCGCCCTCGCCTACTTCGCCGTGTTCGCCTGCGTGACGCTCATCGCCTCCGACATTGCGAAGCTGCAACTGCGCCTTGTCGAGCAGGACGACGAGGGCATCTGGCACGAGACGACCAACCCGGCCTACTCGCCGGTCCTGCGCACGCCGAACCGCTACCAGACGGCCGTCAAGTTCGTCGAGCGCTGGATGGTGTCGAAGCTCGTGTCGGGGAATACGTATGTGCTCAAACAGCGCGACCAGCGCGGCGTGGTGACGGCGCTCTACGTGCTCGATCCGGCCTCCGTGCGGCCGCTCATCTCGCCCGATGGCTCGGTCTTCTACCAGGTCAAGCGCGACGACCTGACGTGGCTCTTCGACGATACGACGACCGAGATCACGGTGCCGGCGCGCGAGATCATCCATGACCTGATGGTGCCGATTTTCCATCCGCTGTGCGGCGTGACGCCGCTCTATGCCTGCGCCGCCTCGATTCTCCAGGGGCGCACGATTCAGTCGAACGCCTCGCAGTTCTTCGCCAACGGCTCGCGGCCGGGCGGCGTGCTGACGGCACCCGGCTTCATCAGCGACGAGACGGCGGCGCGCGTGGCGGCGCTGTGGCAGGAAAACTTTTCCGGCGACAACCAGGGGCGCGTGGCGGTGCTCGGCGACGGCCTCAAGTACGAGGGCATGACGATCAGCGCGGTCGATGCGCAGCTCATCGACCAGCTCAAATGGACGGCGGAAACGGTCTGCTCGGTCTTCCATGTGCCCGCGTACCTCGTCGGCATCGGACCGCCACCGCCGTACAACTCGGTGGACAGCCTCATTCAGCAGTACTACGCGACCTGCCTGCAGCCGCTCCTGGCGAGCTTCGAAGCGGCGCTGGACAAGGGGCTGGAGTTCCCTCGGCCCTCCATCGGCACCGAGTTCAACATCGACGACCTGCTGTGGATGAACCCCGAGGCGCGCACGAAGGCAGGCACCGAGGCAATCGCCGGCGCGCTGATGTCGCCGGATGAAGCGCGGCGGAAGTACTTCGGCCTGGGCAGCGTCGAAGGCGGCGACTCGCCAATGGCGCAGCAACAGTACTATTCGCTGGCGGCGCTCGCTGAGCGCGACCGGGACAAGCCCTTCGCCAAGCCGACGCCGGCGACGCCGCCCGCCGCGCCCGAGCGTGTTGAGGATGACGAGCTCGAGACCGATGCCATGCGCGCGCTGTTCATGATGCGGCTGCGGGATGCCCTGCGGGACGACCTGGCGGCATGACGAATCTCGAAGTGGCGGCGCTCGCCGAGGCTCTGGCGACCGTGGTGCGTGACGTCGTGCATCGATCGCTGGACGCGCAGGCGCTGCGCATGACCGCGCTCGAGACCACGACGGCCGCGGCGATTGCCGAGACGCGGACCGCGTGCCTTCGTGAGCTCATCGCCGTGCGCGAACGCGTGGCGGTCGCGGAAGCCCGCGAGCCCATCCCAGGGCCGCCTGGTCCCGAAGGGCCGCGCGGCCTCGACGGCAAGGATGGCACGCCGGGGCTGGTCTTCAAGGACAAGTACCTGGAGGGCACGACCTACGAACGCGGCGACTTCGTCAAGTGGAACGGCTCGGGGTGGTACTGCAACGAGCAGACAACGCATCGGCCCGGCGATGGGTCCGGCGCCTGGACGCTCTTCGTGAAGAACGGCAGCTTTAAGTGACGCCATGCTGGTGACCTACGACACCGCCGTCGAGCATCTCAAGCTCACGTTCCGCAAGACGGAGCCTGAGATCATCAGCAGCGTGACGCGCCTGCTGGCGCAGGCGGAAGGGATTGTCCTTACGCACATCAAGACGTACCCGGAGGAGTGGACCGACGCCACGGATCCGGCCGAGGATCACGACTTCGCCATCGTGCAGGCGGCGATTCTCAACGTGCTGGCGAATCTGAACCAGGACCGCGGCGACGAGAGCCGCGGCGGCAGCCAGGGCCCGATGCCGACGCTGCATGGGCCGCTCAGCCCGCGCGTGGCCGAGCTGCTGTCGCCGCTCCGGGATCCGTCGCTGGCGTGAGGATGTATGGCGCAACGGCAACACGTCACGCCGATCGGCCGCCGCGACGAGAGCGTGCTCGTCGAGCACCTGGTGGTGCCGAGCGGCGGCGGCTTCCCCGATCCGGAGTGGGAGCCGCTGGTGACCGTGGACATGGAGAAGGTGGATCTGCTCGGCAACGAAGCCTGGCGCGCGGACCAGATGACGGCGCGATACACGGTGCGGTTCATTGCGCCCTATGCGCCGAGTCTCGATCCCGAGCTCATCGACGTGCCGGCGACGCATCGGCTGAAGCACCGCGGCCGCGTCTACGACATCACCAGCGCGTCGATTGTCGGGCAGTTCGAGGGCATCGAGTACGACGCCATCACGCACTCGGGGACGCCGTAATGGAAATCTCGGTTACGCTCACCGGCCTGGACGCGCTGATGAAAACGCTGCTCGAGGATCTGCCCGAGGCCGTCGAAGTGCCGGTGCTGCGCCGCGCGCTCGTGGCTGCGGCTGAGCCGATGCGCGCGGGGATGGAAGCGCGGGCGCCGCGTGGGGACGTCGCGCCGCATATCGCCGACCACATCATTACGAAACCCTTGTCGCCATCCGAGCTCGAGGCGCTGACGGATGATTCGGCCGGCGTGGAGATTGGACCGACGAAGGAGTTTTTTTACGGTTACTTCTGGGAATTCGGGACGGTGAAACTGCCGGCGCGACCGTTTATGCGTCCCGCCTTCGACGCGCATCAGGATGAATCGATCGCGCGCGTGGGCGAGAGCCTCGGCGCGGCCATCCTGGCGGCCACGAAGAAGCATCAGCCATGAGCCCCGAGGAAGCCGTGGTCGCGCGCCTGCTGACGATCCCCGCCGTGACGGCGATCGTGGGCACGCGCGTCTGGCTCGTCATCCTGCCGCAGTCGCCCGTGACGCCCTGCGTGCGCGTGCAGCAGGTCAGCCAGATCGATGACGGGCAGAACCTGCGCGGCGGCGGCGGCAGCCGCGGCTGGGCGCGCGTCCAGGTCGATGCCGTGACCGACGTCGATGACCCGGGCAACGCCTACGACGTGGCGCGGCAGCTCACCGAGGCTATTCACGGCGATGGCCGCGGGACCGCAGCGACAGGGCTGCTCGGCTGGCGCGGCACGAGTGACGGGCTGGCCATTACGGGCATCTTCTCGCTGCTCGATGGCGTCGCGGAATTCGAACCCGAGGAACTGCAGCAGCTCCGGATCCGGCGCGACTATCAGGTGTGTTTTGCCGATGACTCTCTGTAGGAGTACAAACAATGGCCGATGTCACTGATACCTTTTTCCCCTCAGAGGGCATGATCGGGTATGGCAGTCAACTACTCGTGGCCCTCGACAGCGATCCCGAGACCGAAGCCACCGTCGCGGTCGCCGAGATCACGACCATCACGCCCGGCTCGATCGATACCGAGGATGTCGATCGCACGCATCTGCGCTCGCCCGACGCGCATCACGAGCACATGCCGGGGATCCGCGATTCGGGCGCCTTCGAATTGGTCGGCACGCTGCGACTCAATCATGAATCGCAAAATAACACTCCGACCGCAGGCCCGACGCCAGGGCCGGCCGCCGCTGGCGGCCTGATCTACCTGCAGCGCACGCGGGCGATCACGAACTTCGCGATCTCGCTGCCCGATGACACGCTGCTGCCGTTCCGCGGCTACGTGTCGCGATTCCAGATCGGGGCGATGGGCATTACCGGCCTGCTGAATTTCACCGCCGCGATCATGCCGACGGAAAGTTACAGCGCCGATCTGCCGCCGGCGGAAGTCGAGGCCTTGGCGGCGCCGCCGCCGGTGGAACGGACGCGCAGCGCGCGGCGCCGGGCGGAGAAGGCGGCCGCCTAAGTGCCCGCGAACCGCGAGCGCGGCGAAGTCGAAGTCCTGCTGGACGGCCAGGCGTACACGTGGCGGCTGACGACCAACGCCGCGTGTGCGCTCGAGGGACGCACGGGGCAAAAGCTGGGCGAGGTGCTGACGGCCGCCGATGCGCTCTCGATGCGGGCGCTACGCGATCTCGTCTGGGTGCTGCTGCAGGACTATCACGCGGCAGACTTCCCGACGGTGGAGAGCGCCGGCGAGTTCATCGACCGCATGGGCGTGCTGACGTGCATGCTGAAGTTTCGTGAGCTGCTCGAGGTGAATCAGCCCGTGAGGGGAGGCGCGGCGCAGCAGACCGCGGGCCCTCAGACGCCGGCTGGGACTGGCGCGGGCTCTACGCTCAGAGCCGTCGCCTCGGCCTGAGCCGGCAGGACTTCTGGACGGCCACGCCACGTGAGCTGTTCGACGAGATTGACGCGCTCGTGCTCAGGCGCCAGGACGAACGCGACCGGGACGTGACGCTGGCGTGGATGACGGTGAACCTGGCAGCCGCGACATGGGCCAAGGGGCGCGTTCCCGAGCTGCAGGGGCTGCTCACGACGGGACGCGCGGCCAAGCCGCAGACGCTGGCCGAACAGAAAGCGATGTTGCAGCTACTCTCGCAGCGGCTCGGACGGCCGCTGCAGACGCGATCACGAAGCGATGGACCTCCAGCCACACCCCGCCAACGGCAGCCAGCCGATCCCCTCCGCGGCGCCGAGCCGGCGTGAACTGCCGCTCGTCGTCGGCGAGCGCACGTACCGGCTCGTCGAATCGATGAACGCCTACTGCATCTTGGAAGAGACGCTGCAGGCGCGCACGAGTGAACTGGTCCTCGAGGCGGCGAGCGGCAGCATGCGCGCGACGCGCGGGCTGCTCTGGGCGCATCTGCAGATTCACCATCGCGATGAATTCCCGCGTGTCGAGCAGGC